GCTGATTCTTCTGCTGAACTCATCCAATGAGAATCATTTTCTAACATTGCTTCAAAAACTTCATGTACTTCGTGTAAATTCATGCACTCATCCAACTTGTTCGTTTATTTTGTGGAAAACCCCAAAGACCGTAGTCATCACTAGGTTCGCTGGGAGAAAAGCTATCCTCGACATAATGGACAAGGTAACGGAGACAATCCATTGCGTGATCATTCTTTTTAACAGGTTCTTCGGGTAGGTTCCTACTTTCAAATCCATGTTTAAGTTCCTTCCATTTGTAGTCAACGATTTCTTCCACCAAAGGTTTCATATTTAATTTGTTAAAAAACAATAACTTAGGTCTCATATTGTCATCAAGTTTCAAGTAACTGGAGACTCGTTCAAACCCAGCACGTTTATCGTTATTTGCTTTTTCCCACTCAATTCCGTAATCATACCACTCATCTGCAACGCTATTGCCATCTCTTTCCGTTCTAACAATACTGGGGTCTGCTAAAAATGTATAATCCACACCACTTTTTAACCTTCTTTCTACCTTTGGAACCAACATTTCAATGGTGTGTTCTGACTCATAGATCAGATCATAGATAAAAATAGTACCCTCTTCATCTGTAGCTGCAAAAAGAATGGAACTTGGGTTACGATACCCATAATCATACACCACATAGTGATTCCACCATTTAGGTATATCAAACGATTTGATACAATGGGACTTTTCTTTGAACTCAGGGTAGACCAATCCTGCAAAATCATCCCAACTACAGTACACATATCGGTTGACCCATTGATCTGGCATAGACAATAGGTGCTTTATATAGTCTGCGGGCAAATGAGGATTGTCTGAATGCAATCTTACTTCATCATCGGTTTGTGGAGGGGGCATACCAGGCTGCCAAGTCATCGTTTCAATCAGTCTGTAATCGCCTTTTTTCTTATTCTGCTGTTCTTTATCCTTCTTCCATCGCTTCCATACCCAGTCGTGACCTGCTGGATTGCAAGTATGGAAACTGCAACGCATGGCATTTTTTCTACGCATTTGACCCGCAGCAGCTATAAATGTCGCTTCAGTCATTTCTTCGATCTGGTCAAAGGCAAACCACCCTAAATTCATTGATTTGATGCGTTGAATCGAATCTCTGGAGTCATCCAACGCCATATACACGATCTTTGACCTGTTCTTAAAGATAATTTCTCGGTCTTGGGCGCGATGTTTTTCAATAAAACCCTGACCAAGATCGAGCAACTGTATCAGTGTAGATTTTTTGAATGAATCCAACACTTTTCTGCCCATTAAACCTAAATTACCTTGAAATGCAGCACTCTGGTGGATTGCCTCCATGCACATTGCCTCTGTTTTACCAGTACCCAATGAACCAGCAAGCACCTGATGCTTACTCCATCCTGTAAATAAATGATACTCTTCCTGATGGTCTAATGGCGATGTAGGGTTGCCTTCACCGTCCCTGTAGGATATATTAACGTCCACTAAGCCTGATTCCTATACCATAGTTCCCAATCAATAGGCAACTTGCCAGTTTTATCTAAATGAAATAGATCTATCGCAAATTCTGTAGCTTCATTTGCCATAAATGAGCTTAAACCAAAGCTATCTCGTAAATATATCTCGAATATCTCTCTAGGAGACATACATATGCTTTCGCGGATTACTTTTTGTTCCAATCTGCTTAGTTTATCTTCATTTTTTTTAATACTGCTGCCCTATCCTTTGGTGATGTGCCAGAAACCATCACATTGACCTGTGTATTTTGTTGATTGACACGATCTCTGTACTTGCTTGGGTCGTGTGCCTTTAACTGAAAGATACGTTCTGTGACATTGCCAGCTTTTGCTGCCTGCGTAAATGATATTTTTTCGAGTTCATCCAAGCGTTCAGTCAAGAATCCTTGCTGTATTTCTTTGACCGCTTGCTGAAATGCAGGGTCACCTTTCATTGCAAATCTTACTGACGCTGGGAAATAACCCATTTCTTTAGATGCGTGTGAAATAAATCCGTTGTTTGCAACTAAATATGCCAGAAACTTATCCTTTTGAGCAGTAAAACGTGTTTTTAAGCCAGTCTCTTCTTCATAGTCGGCAAGAAAATCCTTTAAATAAGGATTATCATGTGCGTTTTTTGTAGCCTGCTTAATCACTTCCGTCTTTTTCTTTGTCTTTTTTGGCATATAAGTGTAACGAAAACATACACTTATAGTTCCCATAAGTCAAATGAACGCAAAAAAAAAAGCCTTTTAGGTGATAAAATATATCTGGGGAGTAACATAGCACCCCCTGTCGTTTGTCGGAGCGTGCATGGGGGGGGGTGGGTTGACCGATGTACCTTGTCGCTCGCTGCATGTACACATTATAATAATACTGTCTGTAATTTGCCTAGCTTGTGCGCGCTAAGTGTAATATAATTAGGTATTTATAATGCGTTGCGGTGCTTTATGCGGATTATATATTTATTATATACTATTACAAACTATTATAAATTGTTAGGAATGGTTTGTAATACTTTGTAATGTTAGTCTGCTCATGCGGAGCAATTACAAACAGTTAACAAGGAGAAAAATGAAACTCACTAAAGAAGAATTAAAAAGATATGGGTGGAAATCAAACGCCCAAAGACAGAGAGTTCTTAAAGGACTAGCAAAAAAATGGCTAAGTATATAATAAACACTAGCCCAGCTTTTAAAGTTAATCAATAACCCTTTTTATAAGGGAAAGTTAGGGGGTGGGATTGCTTTTCACCCTCTACAAAGGAGAAAACAAACATGCACGATATATTAGAAATGATCCGATTATTGTCAAAAACGCACCTTTTTTTAGTTCAGGAAAAATACGTTGATTTTGCTATAGAACCGCGAACAGAGGGGCATGAGCTTTGGTCAGAGATACATAAAATCTTACATAAAAATGATAATGAAGAGACCTCAAACTTAGCCATATGGCTGAATTATGAGGAGTTTAAACACGAAAATTCTAAAAAGGAGAAATAAAACCATGATTAAACAAGTAGACAAACACACAGCACAGTTAACAGGCTTTGACCTTTTTCAATACATAAAAAAGAGATTTAATAAGACCGATGAAGAGGCGATTAAATCTATGGAGAAAAACAACCAAGACACATCGTTTTATATAGAGTATAAACAAGCAAAGGAAGAGAAAGAAAAACGCCTAGAAAGACAAAGAAAGAACCTTGTAAACGGGTATTCTTTGACAGATGCGAGGGTTATCGCTGTAAGTAAATCCGCAGATGTTACACCATTGGAGGCGGTTGAACTCATTATTGATGAAGATTGGATATGTTTATCCGATGAAGAGGCAGACGAAAGAGCCGAGGAGTATATCCTTGATTCGGTTTGGGCGTTCAATCCCTCTTTCCTTTCGTATCATACTGACACTGACGAAGAGGTATTTAAGCTATTACAAGATAAATGCGAAGGTTCAAACGATGCAATATTACGAATGATAAAGGATAAAGATTACTTTGTCGAAGATGCTATTAATTCAGACGGTAGAGGGCATTTTATAAGTTTTTACGATGGAGAGGAACACGAACAATACATCAATAACGATTTTTACTATTGTTACAGAATCAATTAACCAAAGGAGAATAGAAGAAATGCAAGTAACAGTATATGAAGATAATGTAAAAATAAGTAATGAGTTTGTAATAAAAATTGTAAATGAATTATTTGCAGAGTCTTACTACATGTGGCAAAGTGAATGGTTTAGAAAAGATCAAGAAACAGAAACCTTATTTGCGAAAAAAGTAATAGCTACTGAGACAATAGTATTTAAGGCACTAGAACAATATTTAAATAATAATAAATAAAACATTTTCTCCTCGAGGGGTGGTAGTTACCGCATGATTACCGCCCCTCACCCCCCTGGAGAGATAAAAGGAGAGTAAGCAATGATAGAGATAAAAATGGTTTGTAAAGATTGTGATTATGATTTTTTTGGCACAGAACAATTTATTGAAAACCTAGATGATGATTTATGTAATGATCATATATGTATTGATGAATGGACACATGAAAAAGGGTACACAAAAAACACAATATTTAAAGAAGAAATTGAAAAATATATAAAAAAGCAATTCAACATAAAGGAGAGTAAGTAATGATAAGAATAACACAATGGCACTGGAGTGAGGCTTTCAATAAGTTTGGATTTGAAGATGGCGATGGATGGAATGGTACTGACTTAGTGACAAAATTTTTAAAAGAGAAATTCGATTACGATTGTGAAGTGGAGGCTTGGGGATGTCATAATTATATGATATTCGATATTCTGGATAAAAATAATAACAGTATTATTAAAAAAGAATATACCGCAGGGTATGACGATCCATCAGATTATTTACCAAAAGATGTAATTGATGCTTTAAAAGAGGAATTCCCATACCACGATTATTGCACAGATAAATTACATGAAGAACTAAATAATAAACTAACAGAAGAAATAAGATAAAAAGGAGAGTATATAATGGAAACTATGGTAGCAGTTCTATTGTTAATAATGGTGATTTTTTTCACCATTGTAGTAAAGTTGATGCAAGATAAGATCGATCGTGAGCGAATAAGTGCTGATCGGTGGCGTAATACTGCATTACTACAACAGAGGATGAAATATCAACTAGAGGAGGTGACTAGATGAAGATAGACAAGGAAGATGTGATGATGTTCTTTGAATTGGATATTGATAATTGTTTGTTGACTAGGAAAGACTTTTGTGAGATTATAGCTAGTTTTATAAAAGATCCGATCAAAACAAGAGATCACTACCTACAAGAAATCAATCTATATTTTGAAGAAAGGAGTCAATATTGGAATGATTAAGCAGGTCGATCACAATGAGTGTTGACCACATCATAAGATGGTTTATGTTCCTTGCAGCGAGGACATGGTTTTATCGCTAGTCCTCGCTTTGGAATATTGCACCAATAATATATTTCTAATCTACTTCTAGTCTTTTTTGTAAGGTATCTAAAACCCGTATATTCATAGACTCCACATTTATCACAAACTAATAATCCACTCATTTTCATTGGTTAACAAACCCCGTTCATTATATGATGTATATATGTATATATATCTCGACAAAACATTTTCAACTTTTACCCATATATACATTTATACATGAAATAAGCATATAGGGTTTTCTACTTATTTTCATGTTCATATTGCTTTAATTCGGTATGATTGAAACCGTAACTATTGTGTCCATTCTTTATAATAAACCCCCATTTTAACATGGTTTTAATGTACCTGGTCAATTTGGTTTGATAGTTATTGGTAGTAGGCATCCAACCTTGATCTGCTTGTACAAATTGCCACAGTCTTTCCCTATCAAAATCTTTCTCATTATTATAATTATAAAAGCTAATGATCACTTCCATCTCCCAACGCTTCTTTGCTTCCATAACATGCAGCTTCTCATTGGTAATGACTGCGCCCCGTTCAAATAGCACTTGTTCTCTATTCCAATTCAGTTTAAACGCCATACCATTTAGTTCACAATGTGCATCCCTTACCTTTGTGATCTTGCCTCTTCTTAGATCAGTTCCAAGCGTACTATCTCCGATCTGAAATACATTATGTACATAATTGGTTAAGTGTTTGCCCCCATGAATCAAGCCTTTAGATAAAATAGGTTCTTCATCGTGGTTACTGCTCTTATTATGATGCCCCACTAAAACGATAGAGTTGCCTGTCGTAGTCTTAATGAGTTGTATCATCGACAGGATCTGTTGTAAGGCGTTATTATCTGAAAGGTCTTGGTTGGTACTCGTATAGATATTGTCTACGATTATGACCCCATTTTTAAGTCCTACATCCTCAACCGTATCTCTAATTTTTTGCCATTGATCGGTAAACATCATATCGTTATCGTCAAATCGTGCAATGTTCACCCTTGTATCATCTGGAAAATTGGTTTGTACTGCCTTGACTCGGTTGGATAGTTGCTCTAGCGAGAGTTCAAATTGTATCAGTAATACATCTTTTTTATTGACATTGAACCCTAAGAACTCTGTTCCACTTGCGATGGAATACGCCATCTGTAGGACAAACCAAGTTTTACCTACTCCATCTGTCCCTGCTACCAAGCTAACCCCACCTTCATAAAGGAGGTATTCTACGATTGGTTCGGGTGGGGTATTGTAGGATCGTGTCAAATCGGAGGTGTCAATGACATCGTACCCTCTGCTTGGTAGTTTATATTCTATTGCGGTTTGAATACTGCTTTTTAATTCATCAAACTTGTACGTTTCATCCTCTTTGTACTTGGTAAACTCATCACGAATGTCATATCCTTCCTCAAGGTATTCACTCCATTGATTGATATAGACCTTAACACCTCTGCTCTCTGTTTTAATGCGTTTCGCGAGTCGTTCTGCACCCTCTCTTCCAGGAGTATCATTATCGTATGCAATATAAATGTGTTTAAAATCAAGGATTGGACTAATATCATCAGGAATAGACCCTGCGCCTGCGCTAAAACTAATCGCATTGTTCGGGCATACAAGCATATCGGTCTCTCCTTCACATACGATCAGTGGTTGACCTCGATCATACTCTTTTAAAAGGTTTAACCCGTATATCTGACAACTCTTATCCCCATCTACCCAATATGATTTATGTATTTTTATTCCAGTGACCTTGCCATACGCATCCAAGTAATTAAAGACCTTTAACCCATCATCGGTATAGCCTACCTTCATTGTTTTTAGTCTTGGTAGTGATTCTAGGTGTTGCGCGGGTACATTCTTGATATAACCACCCGCGATAGACTCTAGGTCTGTACTTATTTGAGGTTTTTTAGGGGTAATATGACCATTTTTTACTGGAGCTTCACCATTGATCATCTTTTCAGGGTCACGCATCTCTAACGCCTTTGCAAGTAAGTACGCATTACCTCTCCAACCACAACTAAAACACTTACATTGACCATTATGAAGATTAAAAGAAAAACTAGGTTTCTTATCTTCGTGAGTTCCTAGCGGACAACTGGCTTTTCCCTGATCTCCGCGATACCTGACTCGCTCTAGTCCTACTTCGTATTCATAGAAATATTTAAAATCAGGCATCTTCGATTAATTGTTCAAATGCCTTTTCCTCATGATCCATCGCCCATAGCATAATTGCATAATTAACCAAGTCCTGACACCTACTCTTAATTCCTTCTGAGCCTTCTTTACCTGATAACACATAGGCACGAATAGAGTCCATATGCTTTAACATATAAGTAAGAGTCACTACTTTAGGGTCTAGCTTTAATCGTGCAGCGATAGATTTAAAATTCTTAAACTTGTCAGCATCATCTACTGTGTACTCACGACCTTTTTCTATCTGTATATCCTTACACTCCTTTAGAAATTCATCGCTGAGTCTAAAAAATGTATCTACTTGCATTGTACCTCCTTATTTATATCCTATTTTCATAAAATGTTTGTTACCAAAACTTTGTATCTTTTCTCGTACTACTGGAGTCTTACCAATACACTTGCCCCAATAGGTTGCTCCATCTTTCATCTCTTCAAGCAACTGCGATGGAGATAAGGTTTCTTCTATTTCTATGTTAATCGTGTAATACTGCATATATTTTTTTAGCTACCGCCTCAACTACATCCACAGTCACTGCATTACCAGCTTGTTTATATCTTTGTGTATCACTAATAGCCACTTTCTTACCATCTAATAATCCAAACTCATTATGATTATCTGGAAAGCCTTGCAACCTCATGCACTCTACAGGCGTAAGTCTGCGAATACCGCTCTGTATCGTATATTGTTGCATACCAGTATCCAATGTCTGCGCTTCACCTTTACCTACTCTACCGCGCCTGGTCTTACTATTCGGCACAGAAAGATTGATGGAATCACCAACCTCTGCTTCTGCGTATCCTTTCTTCGTGGCTTCTTTAATCACAAACGGCGGCATCGTGCTTATATCTGTCTGAGAATGCTTACGCGTAGCCAACGTAGGTGACACACTATCTTTACGTACGCGCAGTCCTTCATCGTTGCGATAGTCCGCGACCATCGTCATACCTTTGTAGTTGCCACCTGAGTGTCCTGGATGTTGGAGTGTACTTGCGACTTTTGCATTCCTGTTGTCAGAGATTCCACCTGGTTCTCCGATAGGAAATACCGATTGTCCACCTCTGTCTCCAGTGTATCCGACAAGGTATAACCGCTCTCTATTTTGGGGTAGAAACCAGCGAGTATTAAGCAGTTGCCATTCAAGTCTATAGCTCCCAATGTTGGTAAAGGCTTGGATAATTGCCCAAAAGTCTGCGCCATCGTTTGAGGAGAATGTTCCTTTAACATTTTCCCAGATAAAAAAACGTGGTTTGCACTCAGTAATGAGCCTAATTGCTTCCCATATAAGAGAACTGCGCGTTCCTTCAGTTGCCCCAGCTCGCTTTCCAGCAATACTAAAATCTTGGCAAGGTGATCCAAAAGTGATAATGTCAATTTTGGGTAAGTTTTCTGGTCGAATAGATTTAACATCTCCTAACTCCTCTGTAATTGGAAACTGATATTTATATACTGCACTGGCATACTTATCTACCTCGGCAAATCCAACGTAATCAAACTCAAAACCAGCACGCTCAAGACCGAGATGAAATCCACCTATACCACTAAATAGGTCAAGAAGGTTCACTTTTCAACCAATCTTTGAGTTTCATTAAGACCACAGTTTCTCCTCTATCTGCCCTAGTCATAACTAGGTCACAATTACCAAAGGCAAGCCACTTGGGGATATTTTTCCGTCTTTTCGCCTGAATCTTTAGATTCTTCTTATCCTTCTTTGCCACAATATCCACATCTTCTGTATATCCCATACTTCTACCATCCGATCCCCAAGCTCGCTTGACCTTGAATCCTGCCTTCGATAGTTGTTCTACTAGCTCTCTTTCGTAGGCATTGCCCTTTGTCTTAGATCTACTTGGCATTATCTGCTGCCTTTAAGAAACCATTGATAATGTCATTCAATAGTTCTTTCATTCTTAGGTTTTTACCGTAGCAAAAGGTTCTGAACTTTTGGTATGTTTCAGGGTTGATAGTAATTCTATGTCTAGTAGATAACTGAAGTCGATTTGATCCTTGACTATTGCGTGTTGGTTTTAATTTTTTAATCAATTTCTCTTCAAGGTCATGTGCTGCACCATATGTAGTAGCAGGTTTCATCTTGATCAGATCCCAATCCTTAATAGAGTGCTTGGTAAATCTCTGCCTTACATTCTTAGAGATACCGATATATATGATTTTTGTATTCTTATACATGACATATACACCGCAGCATATTGGCAATTCCTTTTTATCAACATATATCTGCCATTTACTCATCTTAGTTTGCCCCATATTTGTTCTATCCACTTCAAACAGAAATGAGTAAACAAAGAAAAGCCTACTCCTATGTATAAGACTGATTTTGCTATCTTCTCGAAAATAAACAACCAATCAGGATAAAATTGTATCATTGTGTCTCCTTTAGTTAATAGTTGCCCTGCGAACATGAACGCCAACCCATGTCATTCTTAATTCTGTAATTGAATTAATTATGATTTCGCAGGGTTTTATAAAATTCTTTCTCCATTACATCCAATCGTGTTAACAGATCCTCGATACGCTCTATAGACCTTTCATCTCTATCTACCCTCATCTTTAGCATTTGGCAGCTTAGACCCTTTCTTATTTCACTAAGATCATCTGGAGTGATCTTCATTTTTTCCTCCATGCTTTTTCTGTAGGTTTAAAGTATGCTTCGTAATACCATACTCCATTCTCTTTAAAAAATATATCTCTCATCTTGAGCATCTCTTCTTCACTACGCGGTTTGTTTTTCGTTTTCATTCAAAGACTCCACTTTGGTTGCGATTGAGTAAATTTCTTGCGTAGGTATCAGGTAGCATCGTTTCGCGGTGTCATCACCTTTCCCAGTTATCAGTCGTTGCTGATACCCACGCTCGAGAATCAGGTCTTTGATATCGTTTGGTAAGACCCATATAAGATTAATTGCATCATAGAATACCCAAATATCTGCTTCAGTGGACAGTAGCGCAGACCGTTTACCATACATATACACTTCAATAAGGAAGTTTTTTGTCTCTTGGGATTTCATGTCCGATTTGACTTCCACTCTTGTGTTGGTCAAAGGACTATATAGATCAAACTGCTTAAACTTACCTGGAACAAGTAAAGCATAGGGGTCGCTCTCGCGCACTCGTTCTAAAACGAGGTTTTCTACTTTTTTACCGTATGATAATGCTTCGTGAAATGTTGGCATGGTATGTGGTTTCCATAATTACTCCTGATCAATACAGTCACAGGGTTCAAAATATTCGTGAGATACTTGATAGTACCCACGATCTTCAAAGTCACATTCGATAACTCCACCACTTCCTGAACAATATTGACAAGACTCTTCCGCAAGGGTCTTGTAATGCTCCGCTTGTTCATCTACGGTGTAGCTATCCAACTGCTTGGGGCGGGGATGCGCCCGCCCTTTGCAGTTTTCTGTGACGTACTCAGAAAGGTAAACCATCATCCTGTTGTTCTGATGACCTACCTTGAAACTCACTTATTTTAAGTGCAAGATACTTATCACCTTTCTTGGACTGATTAGACCAAGCAGAAAGGCTATAATCTTTGCCATTCAAGTTCAGTTTACCAGTCATGTGAGGGTGCTTGTCTGTCTTACGCTCTTTTGCTGTAAACAAAGCACCTTTATTTGTGTTGTCAAAAGCCATTACGCTGACTCCTTTAATTCCTGCTCTTCTTCTTCTTTTACTAATGTGAAGGTTGTGGGTAAATCTCTTGGAAAGGACGGAGCAGGTTTATTATTCGCCCAATCCGAGACTTCCACAACCTTTTTCCAAGTCTGTGCATCTGCTTTGTATTTCTTGAAAGTATA